AATGAAAACAAATAAAACAATTTCTGAAAATGTTAAAGAAAAATTAAAAATATCTAAATTAGATAAAAAAATAAGTTTAAAAGAAAATTCAAAATATTTTTTTAACGAGTCCTATAGAAAATTTTTTGATAACTACTTTAAAAGCGGTGTTTTAAAAACATTAAATGAATCAGAACTAGGTGATTTTGATGTTGCATTTAACTCTGTATTTGGAGGGTATGAAGAAACTTTTATTGATAAAGCAATTCAATATATTTTAAATAAATTAGAAATTGATTCAAATACACCAATTGGAAAAAAGATTATTGACACATTTAAAAGTTTACCAAAAGAAGATGCTAAAAAAATGATTGACCCTCAATATGTTTCTGAAACTATTGTTTCAATATTACCTGAAAGTTTTGTTGAAATTAGCGAGCCGTCAGGTGACGGTTTAGAAACTATTGTTAAAAATACTATTGCGAAACTCGCAGCATCAAGAACAACTTTAGATGATTTAACACATCAGGTATCTCAAAAAGTTAAACAATCATTAGAAGACTTAAAAAACACAACAATTGAAACTTCTTCAGATATGAAAAAAAATTATATTGAAAAATTAAAAAGTTCTATTTAAAAAGACTTTTGAAATTCAACCCAAACTTTTTGTAAAGATTGACCTACGGAATCCGAAAATATAGTAGGTTCTGTGGGTTTTTTCATTAACTTCATATTAGTCTCACCCAATAACTTGTCCCCTTTCTTCGAATTACATGTTATACAACACGTAACTAAGTTATCCCATGTATTACCCCCACCTTTTGATTTTGGAATGATATGGTAGATTGTAAGGTCTTTTTTACTACCACAATACACACAGGCATTATGGTCACGTCTCATAATTCTATGACGATTAACACGAATTCTTCTTCTGTTAAAGGAAACGTAATTTAAAAGACGAATAATTAATGGTCTAACAAATTTCATAACACCGCATACAACTGGCTCGTCAGATGATTTAACAATCTCTGCCTTTCCTTTATAGACTAAATTAAATCCACGATTAAACGATGTAACATTTAATGGACTGTAATCTGAATTAAGCACCAATATTCCACTCATAATGACAAATATATTAATAAAAATTTATTAAGACAAATTGAATTTTGCAATAAGTATTATTATACTTAAATTGTTATGTCGGAAAACAAAATACAAATATCTAAAAAATATAAAGAAAATGTTAAAGGATTAACACATGATAAACTTATATTAGTTCCTTTGGAGGTATTAGAAAGTTTACATGATTTTTATACATGGAAAGAGTTTATTTCAAACCCAAACTTTATTGAAGAAAAATCATCTATTATTATTGAAAAATATGATAAAGTAAAATTTTCGTTTGATGACGAATGGGATAATTATAGTGGAACACATTTTGGTTATTAATTATGTATTGTATTGTTAAGTATATTAAGGTAGATAAGAAAGAATTACCTGTTATTATTTTAAATTCTCAGGATGAAATTTTAGAATTTGATGATGAGAATAAAGCTGAAGAATTTAAATCAATTCTTCAATTGAATTCTGACTCAGGTTACAGATACGTTGTCAAGAAAATTTGATGTTGTCCCAAATTTTGTATATATTTGTGACAAATAATTGCCTTCGTAGCTCAGTAGGATAGAGCAACAGATTTCTAATCTGTGGGTCAGGGGTTCGAATCCCTTCGGGGGTACCACATTAAAAAAAGGGTTATTTAAACCCTTTTTTATTTTTTAAACTATTTATAAATCAGTTAAATAAATTTTTAAAGAAAGAACAGGTGAAGGAACTATTACCAACAATTATTACCTCAGTCACATCAATTGTTATAGCATTAATAACTGCGGGTTTCTTCAATATGATGAAGGAAAAAAGAGCAAAACAAAACTCAAGAAACAAACTTTCTCAACAGATAGAAACTGATGAAATTGTTCACTCTACTTTAAGAGAAATAAGAAGAAAATATAATGCAGATAGAATATATGTTATTCAATTTCATAATGGTGGAAATTTTTACACATCATCAGCGATGCAGAAAGCGTCTGTGACATATGAAAGATGTTCTGACGGACTTGAAAGAATAACTGAAAAAATACAAAATGTGTTTGTAAGTCACTATAATTGGTTGATTAAACAAACTATGGAGGATGGATTATTTATTCACGATTGTGAACTTATCCCTGATATTGCAACAAGAGCTTTAATTAAAAAATTTGGAACACAATCTATGGTTTCATTACCAATTATGGACAGAGAAAACCATTTAATCGCTCTTCTTTGTATGGATTGGGTATTCAGTGAACATGTTGAGGTATATTGTGAAAATGAGGAGTTTACAAAGAATTTCAGAGAAGACTTCAAAAAAGACACTCAGTCGGTTAGAAACTTTTTGATTTAATAATCTAAATCAAAGTTTGGGTTACTAGCCGTATTCCCAACCCATCCTGCAGTATCTATTTCATAGAAATATTCGGTATTATATTCTAATTCTTCATTTGTCTCAACTTCTATTGCCATCGGTGATGCGTATACTAATATAGTTTCATTTGTATCTTCATAATCTGTGATTGTGTCAGAGTCAATTTTGTCATATCTGTTAAGTTCACTAACTTCTGATTTTAATTCTTCATTAATACTAAAATAAAAGTCTAATTTTAATTCGTAAGCATCGCTTTTTCGTTGTTCACCTGTCCCACCACAGTCGTAACAATCTTCAGTACCTCTACCCCCACAGGTATTACATTCACTTCTACCACTACCATCACAATTTGAACATGTTTCACCTTCGTCGTCTTGACCTCCACCCCCACATTCATCACAATCTACTTCACCTGAACTATCACATTCACTGCAACTAATCTCACCATCACCACCACAGTAATCACAGCTTTCCTGAACTTCAGTATCAAATACATTAGCAATTGCGTAGGTAAATCTTTCATTGTCTAATTTCCATAATATTGATTCAAATTCTTTTTCACCATTATTAATGGCGTTGATTAAAAATACCAATTTAACAAAATCCCATCCTTCTAACACGGACATCATTTGTCGATACGGGCCTTTACGGTCATTTAATTTTCTTGATATTTGTGTAACATATCTATCTTTAATGGATAAAGATAGCTTTTTGGCAATTTGAATTAATTTATTGTTTTCCATAATATTTATAAATATACAAAAAAAATATATGAATAAGATTAGTAGTCATAAAGAAGTTATTTCTGAAATTAAAAAATTAAGAAATGTTTTACTTGAAGCTGAAGTTGATAAATCAACTCACGTTAATGCTAATGGTGTTAGAAGTCACTTATCTAATTTAGGTTATAAAGTTAAACCAACATTAGATGAAATTGGGGATATTACTCCCGAATTTGCAACCTCTTTGAAAAAAGTATCGTCAGCATTTAAAAAAGAAATACCTGATTTAGAAATAACTTTTGGTTCTGGTAGAGATAAATTCCATAGTGATTATCCAAGTAGTCGACATAATAAAGGTAATGCTAATGATATAGTTTTTGCAGGTGTTAAAAAATCAGATGATGAAAAATTAGATAAAATTTGTACATTATTATGTGCGGCACGAAAATCAATTCCTGGATTTACATTTATTGATGAATATAGACACCCAACCCCACATTCAACAGGTGTACATTTTCATCTTTCATATTCTGAAAATAAAAATGACGAAAGTAGATATACAACACAATTTTGCAACTCAATACCTGAGTCAAATTTAACAAATTTTGAATTTCCTGAGCCGGAGCCGGCTTGGGTGGATATGTCACAATCTGAAATTGAAACTGAAATTAGTAAGGTACTAGATAAAATTGGTGTTGACCAAACCGCTGACGTATCTTCTGAATCTGATTGTGAAGACTATGTAAAAGAATATATTAGATATCTTGGTGATAAAAACATAACTAAGGCCGATAATTATTGTGATTATAAAATATTTGGTTACAAAGTTAAAGAACTTGCGGAACTTGCGGATGAAGTTAAAATTGAATTAGAAAAAGAAGAGGAAGAAGAGGAAAAAAAGAAAAAAGAAGAAGAAAAAGAAGCAAGTTTAACAGAAGAATTAAAAAACTTTAAAAGATTTATAAAATAAAAAAAGGGACTGAAAAGTCCCTTTTTAATTGGTGGAGATGCGGGGGTTCGAACCCCGGTCCAAATATGTCGACCATAAAACACTACACGTTTAGGTCATTGTTTTTCTAAACAATCCGAAACTTCACAATTCCCTTATTTTATAGTGGTTCGGTTTACTGAGAACTAATCCTCCACTTTGTTCCTTTTCGGATAGAAACCACACCACGGTACAAGCTTCTGTTGCAAGGTTATATGCTCACCGACCCCGTTGTATACTAATCTTAGATTAGGCTACAGTTACTTCTTCAGTACGGATTAAACCGAGTGTAGAAAGTTTTGCAATTGTGTTGCCGTTTGTGTTTTAAACCAGTTTTACAGGGTTAGTTTAGCCCCGACGTGCGTTTTATGACAGATTCATACCTGTCAAATCCAAAAACATCCCCATATATTCAAAGAACTATGTTACAAAGATATAAATATATTCTTCTTTTACCAAGTATTTATTAAAAAAAAGTTTAATGAGTCAACTTTATCAAGCATTAAAAGATTTTACGGAAGATTTAGTTACCGCAAATTTTGTTAGGTACGAAGACGATGAGGATATTTTACGTATTACAAGAATAAATGAAAAAAATCTTGGTAAGTCTTTGGTTTATTTAACGTTTGATACTAATGATTATGTTGACCTTTTCACTAGAAATAATGATGAAACTAATAACGGGTATTTAATTAGAGTTGCTTTCCAAGGGGGGTATTATGGAGGTAATGTTTTTGTTGATGATTATTCCATGGATTATGATTGGGATGAGGGTTATTTACTACACTATTTCAATGATGAGAATTTAGATAGAGTTAAACAAATAGTAAAAATATTAAGACCTAGTCTTTCGGTAGAGAATTTAAGAGAACATAGCGATAAAATTATTGAAATTTGTAAGTGGTTAAAAAATGAATTTTCAAATGAAATACATAGTATTATTTACGATTATTCAAGTGAATATGATGAAGCACTCGTTAAAGGATTAAGACAATATGTTACATCTAAATTATGTAACGCTTTACTTCCTTTAAATATCTTTGAGAAAAAATGTACCAATCTCTACATGACAACTGTAGCAATTCTTTTAAATACTTGGGATAAGTCTGGTGAAGACAAAGACGCTAAACTTTCAGATATGTTAAAAACAAGTATTGACCAATTGGGAATACAATTTGATGAAGATTTATATGAAGATTATTATGCTTATTTTGATAATCAAAATTATGATGATGAAGGTTTTAACAGAAGTGTAACTTGGAATCTTGATAAAATCATGGAAAAAATTGAAGATAGTGATAATATTGATTCTTATCGTAAGAACTCTGAAATACTTGAAAAATTATCAAAGTTAAAGTATGGTGAATTTAATAAATGGTATGAATTTCCTTCACAAAAAACATTTGGTGAAAAGACACCAAACAAATTCATAATTCGAGATGTTGATGACGGAAAAATACTTATTACATATAGTAATCATAATAAAAATGAATTTAACCAAACCGTTAAAATTGATTATGATACTTTCTTAAATTTTTTATATCATCCTGAATTGTTTTAATAAAAAAATAGCTTATCTTTATGAGCTATGATAGAAAATGTTGATTTCTTAAAAAAGGTATTGTCAATACCTACAAAATCATTTAAAGAAGATTTAATGATTGAATTTTTGGTTGAATACTTAACCGAAAAAAAACACAATTTTAAAGTTGATGACTTTGGAAATGTTTATGTCACAAAAGGTGAAATAAACGAGGGTGAATTTTACCCTTGTATTGTTGCCCATACTGATACTGTACATAAAATTGACACAATTAACATCCGTGAAGAACAACTTAAAGATTCAAAAGGTAATATAAGTTTATCACTTAAAGCATATAACGACTTGGGTAACCCTACAGGTATTGGGGGTGATGATAAGTGTGGGGTATTTGCTTGTCTTCAGTTATTGGAAGTCTTTGATGTTATTAAAGTTGCTTTATTTGTATCTGAAGAAGTTGGTTGTTTGGGTTCAAAAGAAGCTGACCCTGAATTTTTCAGTAATGTGGGTTACGCAATTCAATTTGACGCCCCTCACGATTTTATGGTGACAGAATATTGTTATGGTGTTAAAGTTTTTGAAACGGATTCTGAATTTGAGTCAAAAGCTAAAAAAGTTCTTTCTGAAGGTATGTTGTCTGAACCACAATATATGCAACACCCTTACACTGATGTTTGGCAACTTCGTAAGAAGTTTGACTTCTCTTGTATCAACTTTTCAATTGGGTATCACAACTATCACACACCGAATGAATATGTTGTTGTCCATGAAGTTTTTGCTGGTATGAACACAGGTAAAAAATTGGTTGAAGAACTTGGTAAACAGAAATACCAATTCATACATAGGTCACAATTATATAATTTCTAAAAATAAAAAAGGGGGTTTATTCCCCCTTTTTCTTTCTTGGTCTTTTTACTTTTGGTGTTTCATTAGGTTGGGCCTCAACTTCTGTTATTGAAACTTCTTCCTCATTAATTTCAATATTGTAAGTTTTATCTAATACAATTTTTTCACGTAATACTTCATCTGAAATGTAGTCTTCAATTTTTTCTTGGATTGCTCTTTTCAAAGGACGAGCTCCGTAAACATCATCAAACCCAACTTTTGAAACAAAGTCAATTACCGATTGACCGAAGTTAATGTTGTAACCCAAATTCAATAGACGAGTTTTTAATTTGTTAATTTCAACTAAAACAATCTTTTGGATATCGTCATTTTGAAGTGTGTTGAACACAATTACTTCATCCAAACGATTGATGAACTCAGGTGCAAAGTGATTCTTTAATTCTTTATTCAACATTGTTTTCTTAAGTTCCTCGTTGGTGTAAACATTACCTGTTTTACTAAACCCAACACCCGCTCCAAACTCTTGCATCTTTTTCACTCCAAGATTTGATGTCATAATGATTAGACAGTTCTTGAAATTGATTTTTCTTCCAAAACTATCGGTCATATAACCTTCATCTAAAAGTTGAAGTAATGCTGAGAAGATATCTTTGTGAGCTTTCTCAACCTCGTCAAATAACACTACAGAGTATGGTTTGGTTTTCACTTGTTCTGTAAGTTGTCCACCCTCATCATATCCAACATAACCAGGAGGGGAACCAATCAAACGAGATACTGTGTGTTTCTCTTGAAATTCAGACATATCAACTCGGATAAGGTTTTCTTCACTTCCAAAGATTTGTTTTGCCAATTCTTTTGCCAACAATGTCTTACCAACACCTGTTGAACCTAAGAATATAAATGAACCAATTGGTTTATTTGGGTCTTTGATACCTAATCTATTTCTACGAATAGATTTTGCAATCTTTGTAACAGCTTCTTTTTGTCCAACAACTGATTTGTTTAACTCTTCTTCCAAATTAATAAGAGCGACTTTATCATCTAAATTAAGTTTTGTTAAAGGTATCTTTGTCATTGTTGATACAACCTCATAAACCAATTCTTCAGAAATTGTTTTTCTATTATCTAAAAGTGTTTGTTCAAACTTTTTCTTTTCAATATCAAGTTGTGACAAAACTTTCTTTTCTTTATCTCTTAAATTCGCCGCTTCTTCGTAATTCTGTCTTTTAACAACAAGTAATTTTTGTTGTTTAATCTCTAAAGCTTGACGTTTTAATTCATCAATAATCTCAGGATTTTTTACGTCTACCTGAGCACGTGCCCCAACTTCATCCAAAATATCAAACGCTTTGTCAGGGAACTCTCTGTCCGTAATATATCGTTCAGCCAAATCAACACAGATTTGTAGAATCTCATCGGTATAATTTACCTTGTGATAATTTTCGTATCTGTCTTTAACATTCTTAAGGATTTGTAGTGTTTCTTCTTTTGTTGATGAACTAACAATTACTTTTTGAAAACGTCTATCTAATGCTCCATCCTTTTCAATTTGTTTTTTGTACTCATCTAATGTTGTTGCTCCAATACATTGTATCTCACCTCTTGATAACGCTGGTTTTAAGATATTAGAAGCGTCCATTGAACCTGAGGCGTTACCTGCTCCGACAATCGTATGGATTTCATCAATGAATAAAATAACATTTGGGTTTGCTTGAATTTCTTCCAAGATAACCTTTAATCTTTCTTCAAATTGACCACGATACTTTGTTCCTGCAACAACTGAATTCATCTCTAATGAAAGAATACGTTTGTCAACCAAGTTTCTTGGACAATCACCTTCAAAAATCTTCATTGCCAATCCCTCAACAATTGCCGTCTTACCACAACCAGGTTCACCGATAATAATTGGGTTGTTTTTCTTTCTTCTTGAAAGAATTTGAGCAATACGTAATATTTCGTCTTCCCTACCGACAACGGGGTCTAACTTACCTTCTTCGGCAAGTTTAATAAGGTCACGACTAAAATTGTCTAAAACAGGTGTACTTGAATTTACCTCTGTTTTTTTTGGGAGTTTCCCACTTTCATCAACTGAATCTGTCATAAAATAGTTTTTATTAAAATTAAATGAATTTGAACTTAAATTCAACTACAAATGTAAATGAAAATTATTTATAATTAAAAAAAAAGTTATGGCAATTACAAAAGAAATAATTAACGGGACGAACATTATCTGTGAAATTGAGTCGTCTAACATCAGTAAAACTGATTTTAACACTGAAAGTAAAAAACTAATTGTTGATTTTAAAACAGGTGCACAATATGAGTATGAAAATGTACCACATGAGGTCTACACAAGATTTAGAATGGCTGAATCTCAAGGAAGTTTTTTCAATAAAAACATTGCAAAAGTTTATAAGTACAAAAGATTATAATTAGTTGATATTTATTATTTGTGAAAGATAATAATATAATCAAAAGTTTTTTCTCTAAAGATGAACTCAACTCAAAAATTTGGGATGAGAATATGAAATTGAGAAAAGAAGTGAGGGAAAAATTACTTCAAACGGCCAACGAATTTGTTGATTTTATTGGTGTTCCTTTATTGATTGAAGATGTTATTTTTACAGGTTCTTTAGCAAATTATAATTGGTCGGAGTATTCAGATATTGACCTTCACGTTGTCTGTGATTTTATTCAATTTTCTGATACTGAATTACCACTTTACGAAGAATTATTTAAAGTTAAAAAAACTATCTTTAATACCAATCACGATATTAAAATTTTTGGGTATGAAGTGGAACTTTATGTTCAAAACGCGACGGAAGCTCACTTCAGTTCAGGAGTTTATTCAGTTCTATATGATGAATGGGATGTAAAACCTGAAAAAGAAGATTCAAACATTGATACAAAAATTCTTAAATCAAAAATTAATCACTGGAAATCACAAATTGATACTGTTGTTGATAATGCAACTGAAAAAGATATTGATGAAGCAAGGGAATATATTAAAAAGTTTAAAGAAAAACTTAAAAAATATCGTAGTTCAGGTCTTAAAAAAGAAGGTGAATATTCTTATGAAAATTTAGTGTTTAAATACCTAAGAAGAAGTGATTATTTAGAAAAATTATTTAATTTAGAAAACAAATTGTTAGATAAAGAGCTTTCTCTAATGGAACAAAAGATAGATTTTTTACTTAATCTAAAAAAATCTTAATTTTCTGTATATTTATAAAGAAAAAATAACATGGCAGTATTTTCATCAGGAACTTATACCTATAAAGTTTTTAATAACTCAACAGGTGGAACAGCGTGTGATAGCTGTACGTCAACATCACAACCACACCCGATATACGGTAGTATGTCAAATTCTGCGGATACTATTGTTCAAACAACTGCAATAACCATTGGTGGATTTAATGGATTAAATAATTAAAAAAAAATGAGTAAAATAAAACCAATCGGTAGTGAAAAACTACAAGGAATTGAAAAATTACAAAGAATTATGGAAATTGCTAGATATAAAGAATCAATCCCAAATTATATAAATGAAACATCTTCAGTTGATTATAGAATCACATTGGCCGATGGTAATAGATATTCAATTGTTAAAGAAAAATTAGGATATATCATTAAAAAAGATATAAACGAATCAACTTCAGAATATATCGACCCTATTAAAAATAGAAAACATTTTTCATCATATTCAGCAGCAATGAGAAAATTAAACTTAATGGCTGGTGAAATTAATAGAGTTAATGGTATTAGTGAAGGTATTTCTTTATTTACTGAAGATAAAAAATATATGTTGAGGACTCCACAACCAAAAGTTGAGGCTCCAACTGAAGAACCTTCAGATTTACCACCACCATCGCCTGAGCCATCTCCGGTACCGGCTCCTGAGGATGCAATGCCAACACCTCCATCGGATGAAGAAATGCCGTCATCACCTGAAGGTGAAGAAATGGGTATGGATTTACCTGATATGGAAGATATGGGTGAGGAACCATCTGAAGGTGAACCTGTTACATTTAAATCCATCCAAAAGTTAACTGGGAAGTTAGCTCAAAAGATTAGAGACTATTCAGGTAATGAGGAAGAATTATCAAGTAAAGATGTGAAATATGTTATTAATTCAATATTATCGGCATTAGATTTAAATTTATTAGATGAAGATGATAAAGAAGAAATTTTAACAAGATTTGAAGGTGAAGAAGAATCTGATTATGGAATGGAAGATATGAGTTCGTCATCTGAAGAAAGTGATGAATTAGGTATGGATTCAGAAGAAGAAATGTCGGCTGAAGAAGAACCAAAACCTGAAGAAATGGCTGAAGCGGATTATTTAGACGGAATTTTTTCTAAAGTTTTTGGAGAATCTCAAGTAGATAAAATTTTGAAGAAATATGTTGTAATTAATGAAAATGAAAAGAAATTCATTAAAGAAAAGAAAAAAGAACAAAAAGTTATTTCAGAGTCAAGAAAAATAAAATACTCAAAAGAAATTGAAAGATTATCATTAACTGAAGCTCAATCTGAAATATCAAAAAAGATTGTTAATAACTTTCCATTTATAACTTTTGTTGGTAAAACTAATAAAGGTAATTTAGTATTTGAAAATAAAGACAAACAACTTAAGGTTTCACCAGAAGGTAATATCCTATGAGTTATTTAGTTTTTATTAACGGATTAGGAGCAAATTATAGAGGAAATAAAACTTACGAGTTTATTTTCTCAGAAACGATTGAAGTATTTGGTGATGATTGGGATACAAATCCTGCAAATGGAAACCCAACACCACCTGATACTGAAGAAATTAAAAAAGTAGGAGTATTGAATAGAGACGGAATAGATATGGAGCTCATTCAAAACTCCGATTTTTTTTGTATGAAAGATGCGATTGATAATGTGGTTGCGTTAGGATGGGAAAAAGATAGTGATATAGATAATAGATTAGTGTTTCACTTTGGAATGAGTGAACAACAGGTTAAAGATAAACTATACGAAAAGGACATAATCCTTGAGTATTATAAAGAATTTGAAGAAAATGGTAACAGAAAAACAAATCCAAGAAATCATTAAGATGGGTGTTAGTAAAAACACCTTATCAAAGATGACATTAAAAGAAATTAAAAACTTACATGAAAGTATGGTAAATGCTCAAGGTTTTGTTGGGATGGATAAACCTATTGGAAGAATGACTTCATCTGGTAAAAAAATTGAAACTAAAGAACAATCAACACCACAAAATACTACCGCAAAAAGTAAAACAATTACATCATACGAAGTTAAACCAAATAGTAAAACCATGGTCAATGGACTTGAGGTTGACACTACTGGTGGTAAGACAACCGTAACACCTGTGAAAGAAACTGAAATGACTGAAGGTAAGAAAAAAACAAAAAAGAAAGTTGAAAAAAATCCTTGGGCTATTTGTACATCATCATTAGGTTTAGAAGGTAAAAAGAAAGATGATTACACAAAAGGTGAAAAGAAAAAATTTGAAGGATGTGTTCTTGATGTCAAAAAGTCATTAGAAGAAGGTAAAAATCCATATGAAGTAATTTTGGAACAAAAAATGAGAGATATTGTTGAGGCAAATTTAAGACCCGCAATTACTAAAAAAGATTTAATGAATTTAATGAGAAAAAAAATTACTAAAGAGTCTTCTGAAATGACAGAAATGAAAGAATCTTCAGGAACTAAAGAAAAGGAAAGAACTAAGGAAAAGGAAAAAACAACAACTCCGACTAGAAAAAACCCCTTCAAACCAGCACCAGATGCTGAACCAAGACCAAAAGGTTCTGGTACAAAAGAAAAGGAAAGAACTAAGGAAAAGGAAAAAACAACTACCCCAACTAGAAAAAACCCTTTCAAACCAGCACCAGATGCTGAACCAAGACCAAAAGGTGAATTACCATCATATTTGAATTTTGGTAAAATGAATATTAAATTAAAAGGTGAGTAAGATGAAAAAAGAACAATTAGTAAAAAGATTGGTTAATCGTATTAATGAGGCTCCTATTGGGTACGAAGGACCTGAAAGAATGGCTCCTGATATCCAATCTAAGTTTGAAAAAGGTGAAACCCCTCATTCAGGTAGTAAAGCGTTTCCTGAAATCACACCTGAAGGGCCGGATAAACCATCTAACTTTGAACAACTTATTGCATCTCAAAGATTTAAAGAGGTTATTAACAGATTAAAAAGATATACCGGTCTTCAAGATGTAACATCAGATAATTCAATGATGAGACTTCAAATGATGGTGATGAACGCAATGCAAGAAATTGCTCAGATTGAATCTGAAAACAAAGAATATTTGGAAGAACTTGCGATTGAAGTTGTTCAAAAAGAATTTGGTATTCCTGAAGGAGCGTTACAATATGACGTAAAATTGGTTTCACCAAATGACATTGACTCAAGTAAATTAACTTCTAAAGGTGAAGAACCAAGTGAAGAAGAAATTGAAAATATGTTTGGTTCTGAAGAAGAACAAGAACAACTTGAAGATTTCATGGATTCATTTGAAAAATTTGATTTAGAAAAGGCTAAAAGAAGATTTATTAACTCCCTTATTCAGGGGGCTGCAAAACAATCTTCATATATGTTTGAATTGTTGAACAGAGAGTTAAATGCGATTAACCCAAGATTATTGAACATGTATGGTGTCTTTATGTCATTTGCGGATTCACTCTACTGGTTAATGCCTGACTCAATGGTTCAAGGTATGGCAGGTGGTGGAGAGTCAACATATGGTATGTCTGAATTAGATGCTAAGACTGACCCACCGACAGTAAAGGCTCGTGGTGTTAACTTACCAATCCTTATTCATGAACTTGCTAAAGGTGTTATGGAAATTGCGGGGACATACGGATTACCAAAAGATAAGACAAGACAAGAAGCGGTTATTAAATCACAAGACACTATTGTAGGTGAAATTTGGGATATGAGACTTGGACCGGTTATTTGGCAAAAGTTCCGTGAAGCTTATCCTGATGTATTATTTGATGACGATAAGAGAAACTTACAACAATATTTCATTGTTAAGTTTGCAGAACTTACACCACAAGAATTCTTTGCAATGGCTCGTGAAATTCTATCAGGTTCACCAAAAGGGAAAAAAATGGTAAAAGATATGGTTGATGAAATCATTTCCGAACTTAAAGAAGAAGAATATGAAGATACCATGAAGAAATATGAGGATGATGACGACGATGATGATGAGGATTTTGATGACTTCTTAAAAGGATTAGGTATCAACTAAAAACTTTAAAACCCTTCAGATATGAAGGGTTTTCTATTTTATGATAAATTTTATATTTATAGTATATGAGTTTATCTAAAGAAGCCGTTTTAATGGAGTATGCCAAGTGTATGAAATCAACACCATACGCCCTTAAAACTTATTTACAGACATATGACAACACTGTTCAAAAGTATGTCCCGTTAGAATTATTTCCTGACCAAATTAGTTTGGTTGAGGATTATGAAAACTATAATGAAAATATTGCATTAAAGTATAGACAGGCTGGTGTATCTACGGTAACAGCCGCTTGGTCTTCAAAAAAACTTGTCTTTGCAAAAAAAAATAGTCCTGAAAAGATATTGGTTATTGCAAATAAGTTGGATACTGCGGTTGAAGTTGCAAATAAAATTAGAGGGTTTACCGACCAATGGCCTAGTTGGGTTGGTGTTGGGTTTTCTTCAGAAAAAAATTCACAAAGACATTTTAAATTAACAAATGGGTGTGAAGTTAAGGCGGTTGCAACGTCTAAGGATGCTCTACGTGGTTACACACCAACAATATTAATATTTGACGAGGCTGCTTATATTGAAGCTGACGATGATTTTTGGGCGGCTTGTATGGCATCCTTATCCACAGGTGGTAAGGTTATAGTTGTATCAACACCAAACGGATACGATGCAATTTATTATGAAATTTATGACCAAGCGTTAAAGGGAATGAATGAATTTAAAGTTTCCGAAATGGTTTGGTGGAAAGACCCAAGATATGCTAAAGATTTATCTTTAATTAATGTCAAAGATGTTATCCATTATTACTTAAATCGTAATGAATACCCAAACGTTGAAATTATTGACTATAACAATAAAGAAAAAAACTTTGATGAGATAAGACAACTAATTGCTCAGGGTTACAAACCAAGTTCTTCTTGGTATGAGTCAATGGTAAAAAAACTTAAATACGATAAACGTAAAGTTAATCAGGAATTGGAATGTGCGTTTCTTGGTTCGGGTGACAACGTATTTAATTCCGATTTATTGGAAGATTTAAGGGTGAATATGGTTAAAGAACCGTCAACAAAGATGATGGGTGGTGGACTTTGGATTTGGAAAGAACCTGAAATGGGCAAAAAATATATTATGGGAGTTGATGTATCTCGTGGTGATAGTGAAGACTTTTCAACGTTTCAAATTGTTGATTTTGACACAAGAGAACAGGTTGCAGAATATATTGGAAAACTTCCCCCTGACACTTTGGCTGAGATATGTTATAAATGGGGTAATATGTATAACGCATTTATTGTTATAGATATTACTGGCGGTATGGGTGTTACAACATCTTTAAGATTAAGAGAGTTAGGATATAGAAACATGTATGTTGATGGTGTTGATATTTCAAATAAATGGAAATACGACCCAAAAGCAACTGAAAAAATACCAGGTATTAACTTTAACGCTAAAAGAGTTCAAATTATTGCAACGTTTGAAGAATATTTAAGACATGGGTTTAAAATAAATTCAACTCGTTTATTAAATGAGATGAATACATTTATTTATGTAAATGGAAGACCTGACCACCAAAAGGGACAACACGATGACTTGATTATGTCTGTTGCCATGGCTCTTTATGTTGGTGAAACATCATTTACATCACTTAATAAAGTTACAAATCAAACAAAGGCAATGATTGATTCGTGGACTGTCAATACAAATGAGTATAATAGAAGACAATTTATGGACCCGGTAATTCCACAACAACAAGAAAACATTAAACGAGAAGCCACAAAAAGCGACTACGAAAACTATTTATGGTTATTCGGAGGACGAAGATAAAATTATGGGAACATCAAATAGAAAAAGAACAAATAAATCTTTTACCGGGTCTAAACTAATTGTTGACGGTCAAGGTAATAATGGTGTGTTAAGAAGTAACAATAATAATTTAAATAACATTTTGAAAACACCTAAATCAGATTCTGATTCTACAACACCACCTACAACAACATAATTTTTATAAATTATATTCAACTAATTAATTTAAATATTATACTTAAGATATGAGTGAAAATAAACTAACAGTATGGCAAAGGTTATCCCAAACATTTGGACCCAATTCTCTTTTGGGTCAGGATTATCCTACGTACAAATATGATAAGAAAGAACTTTTAAAGACAACTTCTAAATCTGAATATGAGAAAGAAAAATTACAAGCTCAACAAACATATTATTTAGCAAACCAATGGGGTAGAGTTGAGAATAATCTATACACACAGGCAGTTTACTATGAACCAACTCGTTTAGCGTCTTTTTATGACTATGAGTCAATGGAATTTACACCTGAAATTGGTGCAGCTTTGGACATTTATGCTGAAGAGTCTACAACAATTAATCAGGATGGTTATATGTTACAAATCTATTCTGAATCAACAAGGATTAAATCTATTTTAGCGGATTTATTTAATAACTCTTTAGATATTAACACTAACTTACCTATGTGGATAAGAAACACATGTAAGTATGGTGATAATTTTGTATATCTTAAATTAGACCCTGAAAAAGGTATTATAGGATGTATGCAATTACCAGTCATCGAGATTGAACGATTGGAAGCTGGTATGGGAGCTCACTCAACAGATTCGACAACAAATCCTGAAAAGAAACATTTAAAGTTCAAATGGAAACAAAAGGACTTAGAGTTTAATACTTGGGAAGTGGCCCACTTTAGATTATTGGGTGATGATAGAAGACTACCTTATGGTACTTCTATGTTAGAAAAGGCTCGTCGTATTTGGAAACAGTTATTGTTATCTGAAGATGCTATGTTGATTTATAGAACATCAAGAGCACCTGAAAGACGTGTGTTTAAAGTATTTGTTGGGAATATGGATGATGCGGATGTTGAGCCGTATATCCAAAGATTTGCTAATAAGTTTAAGAGAAGTCAAACGGTTGACCATAAGACTGGTAATGTTGACATGAGGTTTAACCAGATGGCGGTTGACCAAGATTATTTTGTCCCTGTTAGAGATACGGCACAAGCCAGCCCTATCGAAACATTACCTGGAGCCCAAAACTTATCAGAAATTGCTGACATCGAGTATATTCAAAAGAAATTATTAACGGCTCTTCGTGTTCCTAAAGCGTTTTTAGGTTTTGAAGAAACTGTTGGTGATGGTAAAAACTTATCATTACAAGATATTCGTTTTGCAAGAACAATTAACAGAATTCAGAAAAATATGATTTCTGAATTGAATAAAATTGCAATCATACATTTATTCATTTTAGGTTTTGAAGATGAAATATCAAACTTCCAACTTAGTTTAACAAATCCATCAACACAGGCGGATTTGATGAAGATTGATGTATGGAAAGAAAAGATATTGTTATTTAAAGATATGGTTGCCGACCCTGGTAGTGGTATTGCACCTGTTTCACAATCTTGGGCTAAGAAACATATTCTTGGATTTTCTGATGATGAGATTAAACTTGATTTACAACAACAACGTATTGAAAGAGCCGTTGGTGAGGAACTTAAGAAAACTGCTGAAGTTATTACTCACACAGGTATATTTGATAACTTAGACAAGTTATATGGTAAAAAAGAAGGTGAACCTGCCGGAACACCTACAGAAGGAGGGTCTACGGATACTGGAGGAGGATTGGGTACATCACCTGATTTAGGAGGAATGGGAGGTGAAATGTCACCCCCACCAGAATCACCAGCACCATCACCACCGGCAGAAGGTGGAACAGTACCTGAAAATAATGAAAGAAATAAAGAAAATTTAAATATTCTTTTAGAAAATTCGGGTATGTTAACTGAAGATGAAACTATAGATTTGTCAAAAGTACAAGGTTCTTTAGGTGAAATTGGAAAACAACTTGATAAACTACTAAAGGATTGATATTTATATAAAAAAATATGAATATGAGATTCGGATTAATAAAAACATTAGTAGAAAATAAATTAGTTGATTCCTTTGTTAAAGGAAATCTTAAAACTGATATGAGACTTTTTGAAAGAAAATTACTTAAAAATAGTGATTTTTGTAAATTAATGTCGATATATGATAATTTAAAAGAAAATAAAGAATTAGATAAAGAAACGGCAATTTATTTGGTTGATGATTTAACTAATGAATTTAAACAAATTAAATTATCTGAGAATACAATAAGTTTTGTTAAAAGTTGGACTAAAGATATCGTTCTTGAAAATAAATACAAAACAATTGACGAATTATTTTATGGTGATTTACTAACACCTGAAAAGAAATCAATTGCTAAAAAATCAATTGTTGAGTCTTTAGGTAAAAAACCAATAATCAAAGAAAGTAAATCACCAAAAGTCCCAATTAGCTCAATGTTAAAAGTTGCTAATAAAACTGCTGAAAAATATTTAGAAAACTTAACAGAATCTGAAAAAAATTCAGTAAAAGAAATTTTAACATCAAATGATGAAAATTTAAAAACAAAATTTACAGAATTAAAAGAAACTGCAATTCAAAAAATTGATACTCTTATTTCAGAATCTGATGAAGAATTAACAAAAGTTTTATTAGAAACAAAAGAAAGACTTGCGAATGTGAAACATTCAAAAAAAGAATATATTAAATTAATGAATTTAACTCAAAATTTATAATTCTTTATTCTTAAAATTTTAAAGATTTTTCTAAGTCGTTATTTTTCACAAGAATTATTAACATTTTGACAACTCGGTTTTTGTTTATTAATATTACTTATATAAATAAACGAAGATATGAAAAACTTGTAAATGAAAAAAGGAAAAAGTTGTGTGGTTAGAGGATATAAGCAAATAAAATGTTCTTATGGTACGGTTGACTCAAAAAATTTAAAATCAATTTATTTAAATATACAATCTTGGGTTGAACCAAAGACACACGAAGAAAGTTGGAATAGAATTGTTTCAGTTTTTAATAAAAATATAAAAACAAATTTAATAGAAATTATAGATAACAACTTATTAAATGAAAAATTTATAGTTGATTTAGATTTAAGAACGAGTGGGATAACAATTAAAAAAAGGTCTTTTATGAATTTAGAAATAACATTCTTTTTAAATAAAGACGTTGATTTTAAATCTGTCGAATTAAAAAATTCTATTAAAAATATCATAAATTACATAGAAAAAGAATCTTTTAAAAAATCAAAGTATTTTAAATTTTACCTTACAAAATCTAACAAATTAAAAACGATAGATAAAATAGAAAGTATTTAATATTTATCTATAAAAAGGTAAAATGCAAAATTATAAAATATTAGGTCCAAGAGAGACAGGTAAAGGTATTTTAATTGAGATGGATGCGGGATATGTTTCCCCAACTGAGAAACATAATCAAACATTCTTACAAGAAAGTAGGGATTTTAAAGACTATTCAAAACCATTTGAGTTTTATGCTGTTCTACAAAAATATAACACACCAAATAGAAATGGTAGAATATATCCTGAAAGAATTTTAAAAAGAGAATCTGAAAATTATATAAAAAATTATATAGGTAAGAAAACTGCTTTATCAGAACTTAACCACCCTGAGTCTTCATTAATTGATTTAGATAGAGTATCACACATGATTACAGAGATGTGGTGGGATGGTAATGTTCTATTAGGTAAGTTATTACTTCTAACTTCACCAGGGTTCCATGAAAGAGGTATCGTATCAACAAAGGGTGACCAAGCAGCAAACTTATTAAGATTGGGTGTAACGTTAGGTATATCGTCAAGAGGGGTAGGTTCATTAAAAAAGGTGGGCGACCAAAATGAAGTACAGGATGACTTTGAATTAATTTGTTTTGACTTGGTATCCTCACCGTCAACACCAGGAGCGTATTTATTCACTGAACCTGATGGAAGATTTGCTTTTGAGGAAAACTTACAAGAAGAAAAAGAATTAAAAGCTTCAAGAACAGTTAACAAATCGCTTGATTTAATGGGAAGACTTTCCGATTATTTAGGAAAATAAATAATTATGGAAATGGACGAAAAATACTTTGTGGCTAAAATTCAATACGATTTGCCAGATGAAAACACAGGAAAAATTAAAAAAGTAAGAGAAGAAAAACTTGTAAAAGGTTATTCTGTTACTGATGTAGAAGCTAAAGTTACTGAAGCTTACAAATCATTTAGTTATGATTGGAGAATTACTTCAGTAAGTGAAAGTAAAATTGACGAAGTGTTTGAGTAATCACAAAGTTTACAAAAAATTTAAAAGGGGACAAAAGTCCCCTTTTTTTATTTAAAAACCAAAAAAAATTAATTTTTCTAAACATCTACATATTTATTTAATAAAATAACTACGCAATGGCAGAAAAAAACTTAGTTGAAGAAGCATTAATCCAAATACAAAATTTGGAAGAAGCAATCAATGAAAACGCAAAAGAAATACTTCATTCTACAATGAAAGAAGAAATTAGCGAATTAGTAAAAGAGTCTATGAAAAATGAGGCTGAAGAAGAAGATGAATTTGAAGTTGAAGACGAAATGGGGTCTGAAGACGAATCAGAAGAAGAGGATGAATTTGAATTAGAAGACGAGTCTGAAGAAGACGAATCTGAAGAAGAAGATTTTGAATTTGAAACTGAGGAAGATGAAGATTCTGAGGAAGAATTTGACATGATGAATTTATCTGATATGGGTAACGAAGACGAATTTGATTCTATGGCAGTTACTGATTTAACTGACAGTTCTATGGAAGAAGTTCTTAAAGCTTTCAAAGAAATGAAATCTGATGACAGTTTTGAAATTAAAAAAGAAGGTGATTTTATTCATTTAAAAGATGAAGAAGATGAATACCTAATTCAAACTGAATCTGAAGAAGAAGAGTATGAAGGTTGGCAAGAAGAGTCTGAAGAAGAAACAGATGAAATCGTTTATGAAATTGAAATGGGTGATGAAGCTGAAAATGAAAGTGTTGAAGAAGAATTAGATGAAATGTATGGCGGAGACGAACACGATTATAAAAGACGAGATGGTCACAAAATCGGCGACGTTGATGGTCATTACAAAGATTATGAAACCATGGAAGAAGGTGAAGAAGAGGAAGAATACGAGTTTAACGAAACTGTATTTGAATCTAAATCAGCAATTAAACCAAAAGTTGGTAAAGGTGCTTCAACAGGTAAAGCTAAATTTGATTATAAAAAATCAAAAGGTGGTTTCTCAGAAAAGAAATCACACGCTAATCCTACTAAAGGAACCTCTAAACCAAAGTTTGAATTCAAAGAAGGGGAAATGTTTGATATGCCATCAAAGACTCCAAAATTATCTAAGGAAGAAGCTAAAGAAGCTTCACGTACTTACGGTACTGGATGGAGAGACAAAGCTCTTAAAAAAGGTGCAAGAGCTGGACAAAATCAAGCACGTCTTTATACTGAATCTATGGTTGAAGAACTTGAAATGTTAAAGGCTAAAAATGAAGAATATAGAAAAGCTCTAAATATGTTTAGAGATAAACTTAACGAAGTTGCTGTATTTAATTCAAATTTAGCATATGCTACAAGATTGTTTACAGAACATTCTACATCAAAGCAAGAAAAAATTAACGTTTTAAGAAGATTCGATTCTGCAGAAACTCTTAAAGAGTCTAAAGCTTTATATAAAACAATAAAAGAAGAACTTGGAGGGGAAACCAAAAAGTTCGTGACTGAGTCAATCGAAAGAGTAATTGATAAAGCTCCACAGTCAGGTTCAGCAGTTAATCTGATTGAATCTAAGACTTATGAGAATCCTCAATTCTTGAGAATGAAAGACATTATGTCAAAAATAATAAAATAAACTTAAAAAATAAAAAACCTATAAAATAAATGGGAGCATTATTAGAAAGTGGATTAGTAGGTAACATCGGTCTTAAGCACTTGAAAGTTATCAAAGAAGACACTATAAACAAATGGGACAAATTAGGGTTCCTTGAAGGTCTTAAGGGCCACCTAAAAGAAAATGTTGCACAATTGTATGAAAACCAAGCGTCACATTTAATTAACGAAGCATCTTCTACGGCAGATTCAGGTTCATTCGAAACTGTGGTATTCCCTATCATTAGACGTGTGTTCTCTAAATTATTGTCTAATGAAATCGTTTCTGTACAAGCTATGAACTTACCAATCGGTAAATTATTCTACTTTGTACCTCAAATCCAAGGTTATTCTGGTGGAGCAACTTACAATTCTGTAAATGTAAACTCAGGTGACCACTACGCACCAGTAGGTTCACCTGGAAATTATCCTGGTGACCCAAATGCAGGTTACAATTCAGGAACAGGTAACTACAATGGTACATATGCTAAAAACCTTTATGATTTATTCTACGAAGGAACTGAGCCAGGTTTAGACCCAGCAGGTTTATTTGATTACTCAAAAGGTAGATTTGTAACATATAGTTCTAATACTCCAACAGTTGCATGGAATGGTGGTTCTTTATCTTATTCAGCATACACTGACGGTGGAGTTGCTAAAGAATTTAGAAAAATCATTGTTGCATTATCAGGATTTAGTACTGCAGGTGTTGGTAAATTAATAGGACCTGATGGACAAGAACAAGACACTGAGTCTTTCTTATCTAATTTGGTTTTATTTACTACAAACTCAACAGTTGCTAGTAACTTAAATGCATCAACATACACACCATTATTATTTAGAGTTGTTACTCAAAAATATGGTCAAGGTATTGTTGGACCTAACTACACTTCACAACAAGCTGCGTTCCCTGGAACTCAAACTGGTGGTGGTAATGGAGGTTTTTATGATAACGTTTGTAACCAAACTGGTTTCATCTATTTAGAAATTGATACTCAAGTACCTGCATGTATTGCTTGTGGACAAACAACTCCTGATGGATATTCTGGAGCAACATTAACTGCTTCTCAATGGAGTGGTGCTTCTTCTTACACTAACATCAACGCAGCGTGGAGACGTTACGAAGAGTTAGAATTTGAAGATAAGATTGGTGAAGTTTCTTTTGACCTTGAGTCAGTAACTGTTTCTGTAACAGAAAGAAAATTAAGAGCACAATGGTCTCCAGAAATGGCACAAGACGTTGCAGCGTTCCACAACATCGATGCTGAAGCTGAATTAACAGCTTTATTATCTGAGCAAGTTGCGGCTGAAATCGACCGTGAAATCTTAAGAGATTTACGTAAAGGTGC